CCATGCCTATATGGATGGAAAGAAGGTGCTGGACACCTTTGGGCGGCAGATAGAAAACAAACGACCATTTTGGAGTTTGAGAAGCCATCTCGCAATAAAGAGCATCCAACAATGAAGCCTGTTGCGCTATTTGAATACCAAATGCTTAACAACACAAAGGGTGGCGACATAGTATTAGATTCATTTGGTGGTAGCGGTACAACATTGTTGGCGGCAGAAAAGCATGGTCGGCATGGGTACTTGATGGAGTTAGACCCAAAGTATTGCGATGTCATCGTAAAGCGATGGGAAGACTTCACAGGCAAGAAAGCCGTGTTGTTGACAGAGTTAGCCGAAATTGCTTAAATTCCCCTCTATAAAATGAATCACGAGCATATTCCCACCGATGAGAGTAAAAGGCTGGTTGAATCCAGTTCGGGATTAGGCTTGCCGCACGAATCTATTGCCGTTCTGGTGGGTATTGATGACAAGACCCTGCGTAAGTATTACCGCCATGAATTAGACATGGGCAAAGCCAAAGCCAACGGGCAGATTGCCAAGACGCTATTTCAAAAGGCTACTGCAGGGGATACAACCAGCTTGATCTGGTGGACTAAGAGCCAAATGCGTTGGTCTGAAACAGTCAAAGCCGAGGTCACAGGCGCAGATGGTGAGCCACTTCAGGGCATCCAAGTCACCTTTGTGAAGCCTAATGAGTGAAGTTCAAGACGCTATTGCACAGGCAGAGTTTCCAGTAAAGCTGGAAGGGCTGTTCAAAAAAAGCCGTTACAAAGTTGCTTATGGCGGCAGGGGTGGTGCTAAATCTTGGGGGATAGCAAGGGCGCTTTTAATTCTTGGTGCTAAAAGCCCGATGCGTATTCTTTGCGCTAGGGAGTTTATGACATCCATGCGAGATTCGGTGCATAAATTGTTGTGTGACCAAATTGAAAGCCTGGGCTTGCTTGGCTTTTACGAAATAACGCAAGCCAGCATCAGGGGCAAAAACGGCACAGAGTTTGCTTTTGTTGGACTAAAAAACAACATTGCTAATGTGAAATCTTATGAGGGCGTGGACATTTGTTGGGTGGAGGAAGCCCAAACAGTGAGCCGCCTATCGTGGAACATCCTTATCCCAACCATCCGAAAGCAAGATTCTGAGATATGGATCAGCTTCAACCCTGAGTTGGAGACGGATGAGACTTACCAAAGGTTTGTGGCAACACCGCCCGCAGACTGCATTACGATGAAGGTCAATTGGTACGACAACCCTTGGTTTCCCGACACCCTGAAACTTGAGAAAGACTCCCTCAAGCTAAGGGACGAGGAAGCCTATAACCAAGTGTGGGAAGGTTTATGCCGACAGACTGTGGATGGGGCGATCTTTGCCAAGGAAATGCAACAGGCCGAGAAGGAAGGGCGCATCTGCCGTGTGCCTTATGACGCTACAAAGCCCGTACACGCTGTTTTCGACTTGGGTTGGAGTGATAGCACCGCCATCTGGTTCTTGCAGTTTGTGGGCATGGAAACCCGCCTCATTCGATACATTGAGGACAGTCAGAAGACGATAAGTTATTACTTGGCTACCATGCAGACCTTTGGTTATGTCTATGACACCATCTGGCTTCCCCATGATGCTGAGAATAAGACCTTGGCGGCAGCGGGGAGAACCATTGATGACATCGTAAGAGCCGCAGGGTTCAAGACTCAGATCATGCCAAGAGTGCCAATCCTAGACTCAATCAATGCCGCAAGGACAATCTTTCCAACTTGCTACTTTGACAGAGAGCACACGGCAGATGGCTTGGCTTGCCTCAGACACTATCGATACGAAGTTGACCCTGATACAGGCCAGTTCAGCCGCAATCCATTACATGATCACTACTCACACGGGGCAGACGCATTTAGATACATTGCCCTTATGATCAAAGAACCCGCAAAACGAAAAAAATCAGCACAAATTGCTAATGTTGGCAGTTGGATGAGCTAGTGAGATAATAACGCACGAAATAAAGGGCTGAATATGGCTTACCAAGACGAAACTGGAAACAAAGACAAGATTAATGATGCGATCAAGTTTTGGCGCATGGTTAATGATGCCGACTCTACCAATAGGGCCGAAGCCCTGAATGACATTAAGTTTGCCGCTGGCGATCAATGGCCTGTGGAAATTCAGAATAGTCGCAACTTGGAATCCCGTCCATGCCTGACCATCAATAAGATCGATGCGTATATCAGGCAAGTGACCAACCAACAGCGTCAGCAGCGCCCCCGCATCAAAGTTCACCCCGTGAATAACTTGGCAGACTATAAGATTGCTCAAGTGATCGAGGGAATTACCCGCCACATCGAGGTGAACTCCAACGCTGATACCGCCTACGACACCGCATTTGACTATGCCGTTCGCATGGGATGGGGTTACTGGCGAGTCAACACCCGTTACACACGGGAAGATTCCTTTGATCAGGAAATCTTTATCGACTGCATCGACAACCCGTTTACAGTGTATTTTGACCCTAACTCCATCCTTCCTGATGGCTCGGACGCTGAGAAGTGCCTGATTACAACAGTGATGGACAAGGCGGTGTTTAGGGAATATTACCCAGGCGCTGATGACGGGGCTAACTTCCAACAACGCTCCACTGGTGACGACACTGCCGCATGGATTACCAAAGAGGACATTCGAGTCGCTGAATACTTTTATATCGAGCGTGAACGAGCCAAACTCTATTTGTTGAGTGATGGCACTTCAGGCTTTGCCGACTCTGACAGTTTCTTTGCCCGTGTTGAAGCCGCTGGCCTCACAGTGATTGACGAGCGAGATAGCTTCCGCAAGGCCGTGAAGTGGATTAAATGCACCGCAATCGAAGTCTTAGAAGAAAAGACCTTGGCGGGCAAATACATCCCTGTTGTGCCTTGCTATGGCGCTCAAGTGATTGTGGACGACAAGCGCAAGAAATATGGCCTTGTCAGATTCGCTAAAGACCCACAAAGGATGTATAACTTTTGGCGCACTTCCATGACCGAAAGCGTAGCCCTTGCACCAAAAGCCAAGTGGTTGCTTGCAGAAGGTCAGGATGAGGGTCACGAAAACGAATGGGCGATGGCTAACATTAAGTCAACTCCTGTTTTGAGATACAAACAGAAAGACATTGAGGGTCAACCCGCACCCGCACCAACCAGACTTCAGCCTGAGCCGCCTCCGATGGGCATTATGGAAGCCGCTGGCGCTATTTCCGCAGACTTGCAGATGGTATTGGGCATCATCGATCCAAATCAACTGCCAAGCGGGAACATTTCAGGTAAGGCATTGATGGGTCAGCAGAACCAAGTTGATCTGTCAAACTTCCATTTTTACGACAACATGACCCGTTCGATTCGTCACACGGGCAAAATTATCTTGGATTTAATACCTAAGATTTACGACACTCAGCGAGTCATGCGGATTATCGGCTCGGATGGTCAGCCTGATATGACCACCATCAATGAGGCAAATGAGATCGGTGAAGTGCTGAACGATGTGACTGTGGGTGAGTATGATGTGGTGATGGACACAGGGCCAGGCTTCCAGAGCCGCAGACAACAAGCCGTTGAAAGCATGATGCCGTTGCTCACGGGCAATGCGGAACTGTTCAACATTGCGGGTGACTTGGTCTTCAGGAACATGGACTTCCCTGGTGCTGATGTAATCGCAGACCGCCTTGCCGCTATGAACCCATTGGCTAACATTGATGAGAAATCCGATATTCCTCCTCAAGTTCAGATGCAATTGGCTCAGTCTAAACAGATGGTTGAGCAGCTTCAACAGCAACTCCAAGCCGCTGGCCTTGAGATCAATAATCGGGCTCAAGTGGCTCAGATTAAAGAGGAAGGCGCTACAAGACGCAAACTCATGGATGTCACTGCCAAAGCCCACAATACTGAGACTATGGCTGAAGTTAAGGTCAACGATCAGAATACACGGGCTATTACTTCACAAAATAAGACTGAAATTGAAGCGATTACTGATTTGTTATTGCACCGCATGGATACTGCTAGATTGCGTGAGGAAATCGAAAAACGAAACCTTGAACAACAGCAATATGCAATGACTGCGGCAATGGATATTGACCAAGGCCAAAATCCTTTAATGCAACAGTGATTGACAGATAATAAATTCGGGTTAATAATTACCCAAACCTTACCAATGAGGCTCATTGGGAAAATTCTTAGGGAAACCTATGTCAGAAGTTCAGGAAGCGCAAGCTCCCAAAGTGTCTACTACAACTGTAGTAACAAGTGAAAATTTAGCTGAATTTAACGCTAAGAGAATGGGTTTAGCTGATTCAACGCCTAGCGAGGCTGCACAAATTGCAGAGCCGCCAGAGGGCGATAATGGGCAGAGTGAACCAGTTGAGGCGGCAGAGGAAGCGACAACGACAGAGGATCGAAAACGAAATCCTAAGTTGGAGATACGATTTGAGAAGATAACCAAGCAGCGCGAAGAAGCGAGGGAAGAAGCCCGCAAAGAACGTGAGCAAAGGGAATCTTTGGAAGCCAAGGTTAGGGAACTAGAAGGCAGAAATCAGCCCAAAAAGGTTGAAGTTGCTGAAGAACCCCAACCAGAGCAGTTCAGCGATATGTTTGAATATGCGAAAGCATTGACAGACTATAAAGTCGAAGAACGCATGAATCAGGAAAAGCAGAAGGTAGAACAGGCAAAGGTTGAAGCGCAACGCCAAGAAGTGATTAACACTTGGGCAAAGCGGGTTCAATCTGCGAAATCTGAGATGCCAGATTTTGAGGACATGGTTGGATCGGCAGACGTTGTTGTGAGCAACGAAGTGCGTGATGCAATCTTTGAATCAGAAGCTGGCCCTCGAATCCTGTACCACCTTGCTGAGAATCCTGAGATTGCGGAAAAACTGCAAGGCATGACAGTCACATCGGCATTGAGAACTATTGGGAAATTGGAGGCTCAGTTTGAAAAGGCAGAGCCTCAGACAAAGTCTGTAGTTGGGAAAAGTAAAGCGCCAGCACCGATTAATCCGATAAGGTCTGCGGCTAATGGGCGTGATGTGAACATAACTTCCGATGGGCAGTTTCATGGTTCATATCAGGCTTGGAAAGCGGCAAGACTTTCAGGGCGAATCCGCTGACAACAAAACCCATTCTTATTAAGGAAATAAAATGAGCAATAATCTGCTTACCATCTCCATGATCACCAACGAAGCGTTGATGGTCTTGGAAAACGAGTTGACCTTCTCCTCTGAAGTTGACCGCAATTATGATGATCAATTCGCTGTTTCAGGCGCAAAGATCGGTAACACTTTGAACGTCCGCAGACCTGGTCGTTTCATCGGTACAACTGGCCCCGCCTTGGCTGTTGAAGACTTTAACGAGACTTCTGTTCCCGTTACCTTGTCAACTCAGTTTCACGTTGATACACAGTTCACCACATCTGATTTGACATTATCTTTGGATATGTTCTCTGATCGTGTGTTGAAACCTGCTGTTGCAGCCGTGGCTAACAAGATTGACTTTGATGGCCTGACAATGGCTAAGAACAGCACCGCCAACATCGTTGGTACTGCTGGCACTCCTCCTACATCCTTGCTCACCTACTTGACCGCTGGTGCTTACTTGGATGCTGAAGGCGCACCCCGTGATGGTCGTCGTTCATGTATCGTTGAGCCCTTTACAGGCGCAACCATTGTGGACAGCTTGAAAGGTTTGTTTGTTCCTTCCGATGTGATCGGCAAGCAATACCAAAAAGGCATGATGGGCCGTGACTCTGCTGGTATGAACTGGAAGATGGATCAGAATATTGTGAACCAAACATTTGGTTCATACGCTACTGCTACATTGTCTTGCGCTACCACCACTGCTACTGGCTTCTTGTCAACTGGTTGGGCTCAAACCTCTACCATTGCATTGACTGCCGCCACAGCAACCGCTGGCTTGAAGCAAGGTGACATTATCCAGATCGCTGGCATTTACGCTGTTAACCCCCAGAATCGTTCTGCTTACGGCTCTGGCAAACTGCGTAACTTCGTTGTGACTGCTGATGTGACTGTTGCCACTTCTGGTACTACTTCTGTTGTTGTCAGCCCCGCTGTCATCACTGGTGGTCAGTTCCAAAACGTGGTTGTGACTTCTACAAGCGCATCTGCTGTTGTGACTCCTTTCAACAACACTGGCACTACTTCACCACAGAACATCGTTATGCACAAAAATGCATTTACGCTGGCTACGGCTGACCTGGAATTGCCTGACGGAGTGGTCTTCGCTGGTCGTGCAAGCGACAAAGAGTTGGGCCTTTCTTTGCGTGTGATTCGCCAATATACAATTAATAACGATTCAATCCCAACTCGGGTTGATGTGTTATATGGTTGGGCCCCTCTATACCCCGAACTCGCTTGCCGAGTTGCGGCTTAATTAACTAAGAAAGGAAATGCATCATGGCTAATCCAGGCGCAGCAACCACAGTCACCAATCACCCAAGCAACTTGGCTTCCAATCAGGCTTTACGCTTGATCGCCTCTGCTCAAGGTGTTAACCTCAACTTAGTTGCCGACACAATTGCACCAATCTTGGTGTCAGGCCGTGTTAGCGTACAAAGCATTATTGTGACCAACGCATCAGTTGACCTGACCACAGCGCAATTGGCTGTTTACACAGGCGCTGGTGCTACTGGCACAGCAGTTAAGTCTGCCTATGCTTTGTCAGGCAACACTACAGCCGCTAAAGCTGTTGTGACTGCCGCAACATCCACCGATGCCATTACGGGCACACCCCTTTACATTCGTAATACGACTGTTCAGGGCGCAGCGGCTACCGCTGATGTGTTCATTTATGGTTATGACCTGACTTTCTTGCCTTAAAATGGCTTGAAATAAGTGAAAGAGTCACCCTCAAAAGGGGTGGCTTTTTTTCTTTTAGAGCATATAATTTGTTGAACCTATTGAGGAATAAAAATGTCAACTGTGAACGCATTTACCCCCAGAGGGCAAACTTATCTTGTCACAACATCTGATGTTCAAATAAAGACACAAGATAACGCCAGTGCTATTTCTTATCGTATTCGCAATTTATCCACTAGCACAGCGTATTTTGGCTACAAGCCCGCTGATCCAACTGGTGCGGCTGTGGCGGTTGGAACTGTTACAACTCCCACTGCTGGAAGCCCATCACAGAACGTGATTGGAATGTTCCCTGAATCGGTTGAGGTGTTTACTTTGCCCCCTAATGTTTGGTTGAAATCGGACACTGCAAACGCTTTTGAAGTTATTGCGGGTGTTGGCATATGATTAGGGGATTTGGTATCAGAGCGTATCGCTTCATGTGTACGCTTGGTATTGCCCATGAACGTGGCGTTATCTTGCTAGAAGATGGGTTTGACCTTTTGCAAGAAGATAACGGCAAACTTGTTTTGGAGTAGTCTAAATGGCTGTTGTATACCTTTCTCCCGTGGGCGGTGTAGCGGCCCAATTCTTCAATAACGATGGCACTGTTTTGTCGGGCGGTAAGTTATACACTTATGCCGCAGGAACTACAACACCTCAAGCTACATATACTACTAATGCGGGGACTATTGCCCGCACCAATCCTATTATTTTGGACTCAGCGGGCAGAGTGCCTGGTGGTGGTGAAATTTGGGTCACGGCTGCAACATATAAATTTGTCCTAAATGACTCAACTGATGCCCTGATTGCGACTTACGACAATGTTTATGGTATTGGCGCAGCGTCTTATCAAGTGCAAAACTTTACGGGCACTGGATCGCAAACAATATTCACATTAAGTTCAGCATCTTTGGGTGAAAACTATACTTTTGTGTATATCAATGGTGTATACCAAAACAAGAATACATATACTGTTAGCGGCACAACGCTTACATTTTCCGAAGCACCACCTCTCACTTCATCTATTGAAGTAATGTTTAATTGATTGGATAAATCATGGCAGATAAAAAGATTTCAGCACTAACTAGCGCAAGCACACCATTAGCTGGCACAGAAGTATTGCCTATTGTCCAATCAGGAGCGACTGTTAAAGTTGCCGTGTCTGATTTGACAGCGGGACGTGCTGTAAACGTGGCATCTCTTACCGCAACAGGTAATTTGGCCGCGTCTAATCAGCAATTTAATGCGATTGCAGTTGGCACTATAGCGGGTTTAGGTAGCTCAACAGTAACATTGCTTGCAACTGGTGGTGCGGATGTTAATTATGGGGTTGATATTTTCATAACAGGATATGAGGCGACCAATGGCGGCGCTGTATACATGAAAGCCCAAGCTATTGTTAACGGCGTTTATCCAAAATACGGTATAGGATCAATAAATTACAACGAAAGTTTGGGGGGTAATGACTATAGAGCGTATGCGGGGGCGACATTGGCGGTTAGCATTAGTTCAAATAATTTAAGGCTAACAATAACTAATCTTGGTGTATCTGCATTGCAAAATGTAAGCCTTACTTGTCAAGTTCACTCTTGATAAATTGAAAGAATTATCATGACAATCACATATACATTAAACGTTGATTCAGTTAACACAACCAATTTGACTAAATTATTTGTCAATGGAATCTCTACGCCCGTAAATTGCCCAGAAACGGTCAATTCGGTTAACTACACTTATTCTGGCACAGACGGAGAAAACACAGCGTCTGTTAGCGGGACAATTGGCGTGGGTAATCCTGATCCATCTCAATTTACGCAAATACAAAACATTACAACATCTCAAGCATTAGAGTGGGCATTGGCTTCTTTTGCGCCTGACGATCTAAAGTGTTTTCAAAATGCCATCCAGGATCAATTGAAAGCTAAAAAAACACCAATTGTTAAGTTGAACGTTGTTTTGGCTAATTAAAGAATTTCTGTATTGTAAAAATAAACTAAACAGGAAACACCATGAGTTTAACAAAATCCACTTACTCGATGATTTCGGGTGCGCCATTTAATGTTCTTGATTATGGCGCTGATCCAACTGGCGCGACTGATAGCCGTTCGGCTTGCCAAGCGGCTATTGATGCAGCGCAAGCGGCTGGAGGTGGTGTGGTTGTTATTCCTGAAGGAACATATTTAATTAATGGTGTAGCGAGTAGCGATGCTGTATTAAATGGATTGCTTGTTCCTTATGTCAGTCAGTATGGCACAGCAAATCGAGTGATTATCCAAGGCCAAGGCAGATCAACAATACTAAAAGCAAACTCAAACAGTATGTATG